GAGATACAACAGGAGATCGAAGAACAGGTCGTTCCTAATTCTCAAGGCGTCTACGACGTACTTCCTTTCATACCGCTACGTTGGGCATTAGTTCCGTCTGAAGATTACGGGCGTGGTAAAATTGAAGAGCATTACCCCGACCTCGTAGCTCTCGATGGAATGGCTAAGTCGTTACTTGATGGATCAACAATGGCGTCTCGACATATCTATATGGTCCGTCCCAACGCCTCTGGCGCAAACCTTCGCCGCCGTATCGCCGAAGCCAATAACGGTGAGGTAGTTATAGGTAATCCAGAAGACACCTCTATGTTGCAATTCACCAATGTGACTGGACTACAGATAGCAGCACAAGAAGTTCAACGATTAACCCAAGTTTTATCTTCAGCATTCTTACTTAACAGTGGAATGACGAGAGACGCTGAACGTGTGACGGCTACAGAGCTTCGTATGTTAGCCGAAGAACTTGAAGGTACATTAGGTGGTGTCTACTCCACCATGTCACAAGAGATGCAGCGTAAAAGACTTGAGCGTCTGATGATTCAGATGATCGAGCAAGGTGCGCTACCTCCGTTTGAAGAAGACCTTATTGAACCACAAATTACTACAGGACTGTCGGCACTTGGGAGAGAGCAAGACGTTCACAAGGTTCAAGCTGCCGCACAGATTGTGCAGATGCTTGGGCCAGAGATGTCATTGGATTACGTGAAGATGCCAGAATTGCTGACACGTGCGTTCAATGGTCTCGGACTCCCACAAGTGGTGCGATCTGAACAAGAAGCTGCCCAACTCAGGCAGCAACGTCAAATGCAACAGATGGCTCAACAGATAGCACCCGCTATTGAAGGACAAATGAATGAGTGAAGAAGCACAGGTTGAAGTAGCACCTGAGAAAGGCACTTCAGAATACAACGAGATGATGGTGCAGCGATTTGAAGGGGCTGCTAGTGAAGACGGAAACGCCCAAAGTTTTACATCGGAAGCTTCGAGCATCCCAGAAGGTGGATTAGATAAATTTTATAACCAAGAGTCAGGTGATTATGATTGGGCTAACCATGTTAAGGAGCTTGAGTATCGTCTCGCACAACAGAAAGATGCCCCCTCCACTGAGCCTTCCAATGAAGGTGTATCTGAAGGTTCTGAACAACAAGCTACACTCAATTGGGATAAGATTTCGGCAGACTTTTCAGTAAATAATGAACTGTCTGACGATCACCGTCAGTCTTTAAATGCCGCTGGCATTCCTGATGACATAATTAATAACTACCTTGAGCTACACAGCGTTGGTCAAGAGTTCTCCCAACAGCGTACTGTCGAATACGCGGGTGGTGAAGAGAACATAAACGCAATGTTTGATTGGGCTAGAGGTAATCTAAGCGAAGAGGAGGTCAGTAATTACAATGATATACTTAACTCTCCGAATTGGCGCATGGCTATCGACTCTCTCAGAGTATCCAGCCAAGTGGACGGCGCGGGGTCTGATCCATCTAGCCGCTCTCCTAGTCTCGTTGAAGGAGAAGTGTCTGGTGTCAGCGGAGCGGCTTTCCCCTCAAAACAACAAATGATCGAAGCTATGGCAGACCCCCGTTACAAGTCTGACCCAGCATTTAGAAATCAAGTTCGTCTCCGCGTAGGAAGATCGAACTTCTAAAAATCCTTCGGGATAGACCAATACCTCTGACCCACCACGGTGGACAATCTTACGGAAAAGGTCACCAACCACCCAACTATCAACCACTAACAAGGAGAATGTCATGGCACATATCCATGATTTTGTCGGTGCTGGTGAACTGGTTCAGTCGGGTTACGCAAACTCCGCAACGCTTCCAACTGGAGGTGTTGAACTTGGAGGTTGCGGTAAGCTGACTGACCGTGAAACCACCGCGACAATCGCAGACAGTGATACTGTCTGGTATTCCGCAACGGGCAAAAACGCCGCTGGCGCAGTCCAATGGGAATGTGGTGTCGGAGTGATCTCCGTCACAAACTCAAATATCGCTCGTTCTAACGGGAATGTTTATAACTCGTCCAACTCCGCTAATGCTGTATCATTTACGGGGCCGGTCAAGATTCATTACATCCCAGTAACGAGTGCTACCGTCAACGCGACGAATGGCGATCTGGCTACTGCCGCCGCCGTTGGTCTCTTAGGTTAAGGGAGGACTGAATAATGGCTGGTGTAACTAGCACTCCCGCACGTTTCGGTTATGGGCAGAGTACCTCTGACGACAGGAATCTTTTCTTAAAAGTCTTTGGAGGTGAGGTTCTTACTGCTTATACTGAACAAGTGGTAACCCTCGATAAGCACGTCGTTCGCAACATCGAGTTCGGGAAGTCGGCACAATTCCCGAAAACTTGGAAAGCAACAGCGGAATATACTTCGGCTGGAAAGCAACTTCTAGGTAACGACATCGACACCACCGAGATCACAATCACCATTGATGGACTACTTGTAGCCCACACGGCGATATATGACCTCGATGAGAAGATGTCGCACTTCGATGTTACGTCTGAGTTCTCTGCTGAACTTGGTCGTGCTTTGGCTCGTGAGTTTGACAAGAACGTCCTACGTCAGATTGTTCTTGCCGCTCGTACTTCCGCTGATGGTCCGTTCCCGGCTGGTAACGTCATCACGGATGCCGCTCTTGTGAACAGTTCAATTGCTGGCACCACGGGTAAGTCATGGATTGACCATATCCGCGAAGCTAACATTGCGCTGTTTAACAACAACGTGCCTGACGATATGCCTCGTTATCTCGTGGTGAATGCCGACGTATTTGACGCTATCAAGTACGCTGTGGATTCTTCACATGGCTACCTCGTCTTGAACCGTGATTACGGTGAACAAGCTGGCGGTGTCGCTGGTCGTGGTGGAATGATTATGATCGATGGTGTTACCATCATTCGTTCTAATCTCATGCCAACGGCTAACGAGACTTCCGATACGTCTGTGTACTCAGACTATCGGGCCAACTACTCCACGACGACTGGCATCATGTGGTGTCCAGAAGCTGTGGGTACGTTGAAACTCATGGACCTCGCAATGGAGACTGAGCGAGATGTCCGTAGACAAGAAGATTTCATGGTCGCCAAGATGGCGGTTGGTCATGGAACTTTGCGTCCAGAGCTTGCAGTCGAATTTAAGACTTCGTAAGCCAACCAAAGAGGCAC